AGGGAGAGGGCTCTTTCGATCATCCCCAAGGTGCAGCGAGGCTCGGATGATGCGTGGAACCGGATGCTGGAGGCCGACGCCAACAAGGGCTTCATCAACATCGGGAAGATCATCATGGCCAACAGGGACGCCTCCTCGTGGGAGGGGACACTCAACCTGAGCGACCCCGACCAGATGGCCCGGCTCAGGGGTTACCTCGGGGATTGACTTTCAGGCCTCTGGGAGGCATAATAGTTGCACGGAGGTGTGGTGGTGGCGAAGAAGGAAGGGAACGAGTTCTTCCAGATGGTCAAGGGGGTGAAGACGGACACCCATCTTCACGGCGGCCTGCTCGGGAGGGATGACAAGAACACCTTCAACCTCAACGACCCTCGGCAACTCGCCGAACGCATGGCGGCCGTCAAGGCGCGCGTGGAGAGGAGGAAGCGTGAAGCAGAAGCCAAAGGAAGGGGCTGACCTCTTCGAGCGCGACCCGAAGACGGGTCGGAAGACGGACTCTCGTATCTGGGACGCCATGCTCAACGGCGACAAGGAGAAGGGCTTCGACGGCATGGATCCCGAGGCGCTCAAGCAGCGCAGGAAGGAACGCGGAGAATGATCATCGTCCCGAACTCCTACGGCTCGGCCCTGAACGAGAGCAACGACTGCCACAACCCTGCGGGTAGCTCCGAGGGCGGGCAGTTCTGCTCCGACAAGGGCAAGGCTGCCGCACCGCGAGGCCGGCGCGCGGAGTTCGAGGGTGAGTGTCAGTTGTGCGGCCACCGGCAACTGCTCCCGCGCGGCGCGCTCTCGCAGCATGGCTACGCCGTGAAGTGGAACATGTTCGTGGGCGTCTGCCCCGGCAGCCGGTGCAAGCCGTTCGAGCAGAGCATCGACCGCATCGAGGCTGCCATCGACGCGCACCTGAACGCGGCCGAGAGCCTCCGCAAGAACGCCGCTACACTGCGCCAGCTTCCGCCTGAGGGCGAGACCGAGGCGTGGCAGAACGTCTACTTCCCCGGTCAGGGCCGCGAGCGCGGCGGCTATCGGTGGGTCAAGGTGAACGTCTCGGAGGAGGTCCACATCGACGAGGAGACCGGCCGGCGATGGTCCACCTTCACCTCGACGCCGAAGAGCGGCGAACTCCAGCGGCACGACCGGCGCTTGGAGTTCGGCTACGGCAGCGACCGGCCGGAGAACCTCCAGCAGGCTGTCCAACGGCTCAACTCGAAGTACGCCGACAGCCTCGAACAGCAGGCCGTGCAGCATGAGCAGTACGTCACGTGGCAGCGGCAGCGCATCATGGGGTGGGAGCCCAAGCCGCTCAAGCCCCGGCAGGCTACGCCCGACCCGGCCAACGTGCCGCTCCAGAGGGTGCGCCGAGGGCAGTGGGTCAAGACGCCGGACGGCGTGTCCCATCAGGTCCGGTGGGCCGGCGGCGGGACCGCCATCGTGATGTACCAAGGGAAGGAAACGCGCTTCAAGTACGAGGACCTGAGGAAGGCGTGATGATCATCGTCCCGAACTCCTACGGCTCGCCCGTCCGTGAGTACAACAAGTGCCACGAGCCGGGCGGGCAGCCATCTGGGGGGCAGTTCGCCCCGAAGGGGGCGTGCGGCCAGTCCTCCGACCTTGCCGTCCACATCGAAGCGCCGATGGTGAAGGTCACGCCGGTCTACGACTCGTGGGGGAAGCCGAGGAAGGGCCAGCAGCCGCTCTACTACGAGGCAGAGATGCTCGATGGTTCAGGTCGGAAGATCCAGTTGAAGGGCCGGCCGCTCTCGGACTGGGAGCGCGCGAACTCGGTCCTCTACCACGTGACGACCAACCTCGAAGGCGTGCTCGGCTCGGGCGAGATCACGGCGTTCGAGGGGGGTGGCGGTCTCGGGGGCGGGCAGCATCCGGCGGTGAGCTTCACGGCCAACCGTCAGGACGCGCTCAACATCCTGAACGTGCTCACGGCCGCCACGCGGATCGCGAACTACGAGGACCCGATGACGGTCCTGCGGGAGTGGGCCGAGGCGGAACTCACGTCGCTCACCAAAACCACCTACCCCCCGCAGCCGGGGGACAGCCCGCGTGACCGTATCCCCTACAGCGTCCTCAACCCTGTGTACGACGGACTGAAGGCCGCGCAAGCGCAGTACGAGGCGGCCTCCGGTGACTGGAGGAAGGCCATCGGCCGGGAGGGTTCGCCCTACGAGATCAAGTCGGAGGCCGATGCCAAAGCAGAAGCCGGCATCGACGCGCTGCGAACGTACCTTCAGTACCGGGACTCCGCCAAGCTCGGGAAGAATCCGGTGCTCTTCGCACGGGCGAGGACGCTGCGGAAGGCGAAGACCCTCGGTATCCTCGTGGTACCCGGTCGAGAGATCCCGAAGAACGTGCTCGTGAACGTGGGAGCCGACAGCTTCCAGAACGAGGTCGAGGTCCACGGCGACGTGCCCATCTCGCGGGCCTACTACCTGTCGAGGAAGAAGACATGAGAATCATCCCTGACTCCCTCGGCGCAGAAGACATCCGCCCGACCGTCGAGGGGAACGACTGCCACGAGCCCGACTCGGGGCGCTTCTGCTCGAAGATGGGGATGGGCGACCTCCGGCAGGGCGCGCTCTGGGCGCAGCAACGCAACGAGCGCAGGAAGGCCTCGGCGCGTCGCCGGCTGGAGCAGTTGGAGCGCCGGCCTCGTGGTCGGTGGCCGGGTGGTACCGACCGGGTGGGCATCGCGGCGCAGCGCAGGCGGCTCGTGGCCCTCGGTGAGGCCGAGGAGTTCCCCGAGGGCTTCACCCCGCTGGAGGAGTCGAACGACTGTCACAACCCGGCCGGGAGCCCGGAGGGCGGCCAGTTCTGCGTGAACCCGGCGGGGATCGCGGCATCCTTGGCGCAAGCCGGCAAAGCCAATGCGAAGCATCAGGCCGAGCGGGCGGCGATCCTCAACGCGCAACCGGACGGCACGCGCGTCACGCTTGGACGGCAGGCCTACACCAAGCAGACCATCGGGGGAGACGTGTTCTGGGTGTGGGACTCCGGAACCCAGAGCTACCGGAGGCCGCCGCGCGGCCGGGAGAACGCCTACACGAGCGAGCAGATGGGGGTCGAACTCGGCCGCCGACTGGAGCGGCTCTTCCTGAGGGGTCAACCATGAACCTCACCCCCGACTCGTGGGGCTCGCGGCGGCTGAAGGAGTTCAACCAGTGCCACGAGCCCGGCGGCCGGCCGACTGGCGGCCGGGTCTGCTCGCGCGAGGTGACGCGGGGAGGCATCACGACCGCGCGCACCCCCCGCGATCCGCTCCATCGGCCGAACCGGACCGTGGCCGAGCAGATGCGGACGCTCGAAGGGAACCTGAAGCGGCTCCCCGGCGTGCGCGGCGTCGAGGTCAAGCCGGCCCTCGGGCAGTGGGATGGTGGCTCCGAGTTCAGCTTCGCCGTGAGCTACATCGGCAACGGGCAGGCACGGCGGATGCTCGCCGAACTGGGCCGAGCGTGGAATCAGGATGCCGTGCTCCTGCTCCGTGCCCCGAAGAAGGGTGAGACACCCGACGCGGCCTTCGAGTTCATCTACGAGCGGGCCGTGGAGATGGACGAGCGCCGGGGCCTCGCGGGCGTGATGGGCAAGATGGGCTTCGGCGGCTGGACATGGTACAAGCGCAACGGCAAGACGGTCCTCCGTCTCGTGAGCGTGCCGCAGTGGGGCGGCGACAACGAGAAGCACCGACGGGCCTCGATGCGTCTGGGCGGAGTGCTCTCGCGTGCCGGCCACGGCTACCGGGTCCGTGAACTGAAGATCAAGGCCGAAGTCATGGAGCGCAGCGGCGCGAACTCCTACGACGCCGTGCTCGGGAGGAGGGCCGCATGAAGAAGCACCGCTTCGAGCACGACTACTCGGCGAGTGAGGAGGAGGTCACCAAGGCGATAGACGCCTACGTGGAGCAGGCGCACAAGCGGCGGCGGATGGTCTCCACCCGGCCTCCGGTCCCTGACGATCTACCGGAGGGAGTCGAGCTACCGAACGACAAGCAGGGCGCGGTCGCCGTGTTCCTGAGGAAGGGAGAGGGCTCATGATTCAACTGCTCGTGGTGATCTTGGTCATCGGGGTCGTGCTGTACCTGATCAACAACTACGTGCCGATGCAGCCGCCGTGGAAGACCGTCTTCAACGTGGTGATCGTTCTGGCCGTGTGCATCTGGCTCCTGCAACTGGTCGGACTGATCGGTCCGTTCCCGCTCCGCTGAAGGGTAAGGGTGCCTGATGGAACTCGCCTTCGTGGTGCTTCACAAGGACTGTCCGAAGATGGACGTGACGATGGCTGCGCCGCCAAAGTTCGGCTTCGACGGCTCGAACGATGCAGGAGACGTGCTCAGCCTCCGCTGTTCGCTCTGCAACAAGCCAATCACGCTGACGTTCGCCGAGGTCGAGGAAAGGGTCGAGGGGGAAGTTGCCGCTGCTGATCGTTCCTAACTCGTGGGGCTCCCGTGTCTGGGAGTCGAACGACTGCCACGAGCCTGCGGGGCAGCCGACCGGGGGACAGTTCTGCTCGAAGACCGGCGGCGGGTCCAAGCGGATGCGGGTCCCCCGGACGAAGAACGAGGCGTGGAAGCTGTACCGGGAGTCCGCAAGCACCATGCGGCACTACGACTCCTACGGCAAACTGGAGCCCCTCGATCTCCCTGAGCGTCCTCCACGGAAGCGACCGGGCCATCACGACCAGTGGGACGTGACAGGCGTGACGCCTGCGATGGTGAAGGCTGTCGAGGAGGCAGCGCAGAAAAACCTCGACGACAACCCGCTCTTCCACCAGATGACGGAGAGCTTTGGCGGGTACTTGGTCCTCACGAGGGTGACACCGCCAGACGAGGAGGATCGGGCAGTCACCGGGCGCTACGAGGGCGGCGCGTGCGTGGTGCTCTTCGACAACTTCTGGACTCGACACTCGATGGAGTCCGGCCGTATCTCGAACCCGGATGAGCCAGCCCCCGACTTCAAGGACAACGCCGTCGCCGCGCAGAACTTCGCAGGCGTCATCCGCCACGAGTACGCCCACTACATCGAGGCCCGCATCCGATCTGACGAGCACGCGGCTGAGAACCGGGCCTACATGAAGGACTACTTCGCGGCGCTCCGGGCCTACGAGGACGCCGGCCGGCCCGGAGGGGAGTTCCACTTCGGGGCGGTTGAGTGGCACCAACAATACCGGGAGGAGCACCCCTCGAAGCTGAGGGAGTTCAACGAACTCACGAAGAGCATGGGCTTCGAGAAGATTGAAGCGCAGATCTCCTACTACGCCGCCACCAACTTCCGGGACCTGAACGAGCGAAGCTCCGAGGTCATGACGGAGACCTTCGCGGAGGCCTTCACGCTCTGGACGCATCCGAAGCTGGATCGCAAGGTGTTCCCGGAGGAGGCCAACAAGCTGTTCGACTGGTTCGACAGGCACCTGAAGGGGTACACGCCATGACGACCCCTGCGCCGATCTGTTGGGGCTGCCGCCACTTCCACGGTGACAACACGTGCAGGGCGTTCCCGCGTGGCATCCCGAAGCCGATCCTCATCGACCGTGCCGACCACACCAAGCCGTACCCCGGTGACCGGGGTATTCAGTTCGAGCCGAAGAAGAGCGGGGCGTATAATCACCCGACAAGGAGACCCCAATGAGGGGATGGAGTGGCCGTGATGTCTAACGAGTTGCTTCTTCTTGGTGCCCTGCTGTCGGGGCTCCTCGTTGCTCAGGTGTTCGTGAGCGGCGGAACGACGAGTCAAGGCGACACTCCTGCTGAGTCCGGTGCGGTCCTCTCGGCGACGGTGGCTCTGACCAGTCAGCAGTTCAAGAGCTTGCTCGCCACCCCGGTGGAGATTGTTGCGGCACCCGGTGCAGGCAAGCTCATCGTCCCTCTTCAGATGATCACGCATCTGCGGTACGGCGGCGTGAGTACCTTTACGTGGTCCGACCAAGGCGAAGCGTTGGGTCTGGTCTACGACGGCTTAGATACGGGCCAGTCGATCTGGCAAGGGTCAATCGGCTCAGACTTCGCCACCGCGCAGGATGAAGTCTGGGTCCAGACATATGCGAGCGCGGACCCCTACGGGATCCTGACGGCGTATGCGGAAACTTCGGTGGCTGTCAACGCCGCCTTGAAACTGACGAACATCGGCGCGGCGGAGTTCGGCGGTAACGCGGAGAACGACAACGTGGTGGCGGTGACAGTGCTCTACACGGTTATCGACTTCACGCCCGGCGCTCAACCCGTCGAAGGCTGATGGGGATTGGCCTATAATCCCCGCTCAAGGAGACCCCAATGAAGGAATGGAATGGCCGTACCGTCTTCGTCGAGGCTGACTCGGGAGGAGACTCGGAGAAGAACCCGAGCAACTCCGCCGGGCAGTTCATCGACGCGCGCCGCCGGCACAACCTCGTGACGAGGCTCAACACGGCCCGCGAGCAAGGGCTCCTGAGCGAGGCCGGCCAGTTCTCGAAGAAGGATGTCGAAGCAGCCGCCAGCGAGATGCTCGCGCAACTCAAGATGGGCCGGCTCACCCGCCAGCACATCGAGATGGAGCAGAAGCAGGACATGGACCGGCTCGCCGGCTGGAAGGTGGTTGCTCCGGCCGAGGGCACCGACCTCCGCGCGAGGATGGAGGCGGTCCAGTACCGGATGACGGTCCGGGCTGCCGCGCTCGAAGCGTTCACCAAGCAGGAACTCACCGCCCTGACCTCGACGACCGGCCATCACCGGGATGTCACCGACCCGATGACTCTGAAGCCGTGGCGGCCCGGTGTCGCTCCGGGGGACATGAGGTACTAGACCATGCCGCAAGCACCGATGCCGAACTCCGCAGGCCAGCCGCAGCCCGACAACGCCGGAGGTCAGGGGGGCGGGCAGTTCGGCTACCTCCCGCAGGGGAAGCCGGGCGGGGAGATCATCATCTCCCGTGCCGAGGCCGCCGCGCTCACTGCTTTCGAGTCCGACGAGGACGAGAACGAAGGCCTCACGCGCGCTCGGAAGGAGTCCGGGCTGACCGCCGACCAGTTGCGCCGGCTGAAGACGCGGGCGGAGAACCTCCGGGGCAAGGGCTACACGCTCAAGAGCGAGCGCACCGTCTTCAAGCCGAAGAACTACGAGCAGCCGGACACCTCGCACGGGCTCATCGGCGACAAGGAACTCGGAGACGACTCGGCAGCCTCCGAGGAGCGCCGGAAGCTCCGCGCCAAGCTCGATGGGGTGAAGGACCCGGAGAAGCGGAAGCAGATCCGTGCCCGCATGGAGGCCCAGAAGAAGCGGGCCGAGACCATGCAGTCAAAGCCGGCGGCCAAGGCGCGGGAGGCCGGCTCGGTGGGGTCGATGGCGTACCTCACGAAGGGTGCATCCCCCAAGATCCGGAAGCGGCTGGAGTCGGTCTCGCGCGGTCTCGCACGGTTCAAGCGGAAGGGCTGACCGATGGTCATCATCCCTGACGGCGACCCGATCTCCGAGATCGGGTGGACCGACGCCGCACGGCAGTCCTCCCTCCGGGCACGGCTGTCGGGGGCCTACGCGCGCTCGGTGCCGGACAGCTACAAGGCCAAGCAGGCGGCGAAGAAGGCGAAGGCCTCCGGCGGCGGGGGCGGAAGTAGCGGCGGAGGCGGCGGGACGCCGAAGAAGACGGCTACGACGACCAACGCGGCCGGCGAGCAGGTCCACTCGTTCAACGATGGTGGCAGCGTCACCGTCCACAAGGACGGCAAGGCCACCTACACGCGCGCCGACGGCACGAAGGTCACCGGCACCTACAAGGAGCCGGTCCCCCGCGAGAAGCGGCCGGCGGGCTTCACGGGCGACGACGATCCATCCGTGGTCAAGAAGAAGGAGCGCGAGCAGGTGGCCGCCCAGAAGAAGGCCGAGCGCGAGCAGGTGGCCGCTCAACGAAAGAAGGCGCAGGCCGCGCGGGGCTACTACCCCGGTGCCGCCAAGCTCGACAAGGTTCGGGTCTCGCGGACCCGGAAGGGACCCATCGCCGGGGCCGCGAAGCAGCCCACCACCGGCTCGGTGTCGTCTCGGTAGGAGGTACCTGAATGACCGCAGTTGAAGCAGCCATCGTCGAGATCACCGAGAAGCTCGCCGAGTTCGCGCCTCAGCACGAGGGGCTCCGCGACTTCACTCGGCTCAACCTGAAGGAGGCCACGCAGGCGGAGGTTGCGGCCTCGCTGGCGCTCTACGACACGCGCGTGGCTCTGCTCCTCGCCGCGAAGGCTGCGTGTGAGGCGCTCATGGCTGACGGCCACCCGGACATCGCGGTGCGGGAGATCTCGGGCGAGGCCTACGCCGACCTGACCGAGAACGACACCACCGTCCACGCCGCCTACTCGCGGTTTGCATTGGCCCCGGCGGTCAACCTCGTCGTGACCCCCGGAGAACCGGAGAACAAGTGATGCTCTCAGTGGTCTTCCTCAAGACGACGAGCACGGGGCAGGAAGCCGTCGGCCATGCGCTCCTGAGGAAGGGTCGCGTGGTGCTCGATGTGCCGGACGGGATGCGGGAGACCATCGAGACCGTAGTCGTTGCCGGTCGCCGGCTGACGCCCGTAGACGGGGAGGACTACCTGCGTGCCCTGCCGGTAGCCTTCTCGGGCAGCTACTTCCGCGCGAGGCTCGACGAAACGTCTTGACTTTGAGGCCTCACCGGGCTATACTCGGTGCAGGTCGTAAAGCTCCTGCCCAACCCGCAGGATGCACACCTCCACAAGCCCGGTCGGTTGGTCACCGACCGGGCGCTTTCTTTTTCTACAGCCTCTTCTACAACTTGTAGTAATCTCCGTTCCTGCAATGGAGATCCTGCGCTCGACTGACGGCAGCGAGATCGGCATCGTTGCCGCGACGTGGGAACTCAACCCGAAGGTCACCTTCGACAGCCTCGCCGACGAGTTCAAGCGCAACCCGTCGAAGGCGTGGCGAAACTACGGCTCGGTCATCTCGACCAGCATCGACGCCGCCATCAAGGAGCCAGACGCAGTGCTCCGGCGCGTCAACCTCGCGCGCCCGAGCCCGTGGGACCTCCGCCTGAACCAGTTCGCCGCGTGGTTCGCGCCGCGCTACGGCACCCGCTACTTCCTCCACTTCGACCTCTCGCGCAACCGGGACGCCACCGGGGTGGCCCTCTGCCACCGGGAGAAGAACGGCGTGCTGGTCGTGGACTTCATGCTTCAGCACCGGGCCATCGCCGGGAAGAACATCAACTTCGCGGAGCTTCGCGAGCGGTACGTCTACCCGCTCGTGGCCAAGGGCTTCCATCTCCAGTGCGTGAGCTTCGACGGCTTCCAATCCGATGAGACCCGGCAGGTGCTCGAAGAGCGCGGGCTCCACACCGACCACTGCTCGGCGGACAAGAGCACCGACGCCTACGACACGCTCATCGAGTACCTCTTCAGCGACAAGCTCGACTTCTACAGCTACCCGGTCTTCACGCAGGAGTTCGAGGAGCTTCGTCTCATCGACGGCAGGAAGTACGACCATCCGAAGCGGTTCAAGAACGGAGCAATCGGATCGAAGGATGTGGCCGACGCCGTGGCGTGCTCGGGGCTGATGGCCGTCCGCTACGAACTGGAGAACCCGGTGGAGGCACCGGGCAAGATCAAAGTCTTCCGCTCGAAGGCCATCACCGGCCTCACGTACGGCGAAAGGACGGCATGGTGAGCAACGTCCACCGTCGCGGCTTCGCCTCGCTGTCCCCTGAACGACGCAAGGAAGTCGCGTCTCGGGGCGGCAAGAAGGCCCACGAGTTACGCAAGGCCCACTGCTGGACATCGGAGTCAGCCTCGGAGGCAGGCCGCAAGGGTGCGGCGGCGCGGCGGGCTCGCAAGGCGGCTACATCATGAGCATGATCACCGACACGAACGGCGACGCCCACCTGAAGGAGCTTGCCCGCGTGGCCGAGGCTGCCGCCGCCGAGGACCGGCCGGCAGGCGGGAACCACCTCGCCATCAAGCGGTACAAGTTCGTGGACCCCGACAAGGAGTTCGACGAGATGGTCCACACCGTCTCGACGAGGTTCGTCGAGGTGGACGCGAAGATGATGGAGCAGCGGGGCCGGGGCTACGAGCAGGTCCACTACCGCAGCCTCAAGGAGATGATGGCGGCCAAGCCTATCCGCCGTCGCGTGCTCAACGTGCTCTCCGGCTCGCAGCTTCGGGAGATCAACGAGCGGCTCGGTGACTACGTGTCTGGCCAGAAGGACCTGCGCGAGGCCCGCGCCAAGGGGAAGGCCGAGTTCGAGCGGCTCAAGGAGTCCGGCCGGCTTTCGGAAGCGTCCTCCAGCTTCTACCTTGGGCTCTACGGGGACGAGGAGCAGTTGTACGGGACGGGGCAGTCGAAGACCGTCTTCAGCTTGCAGGACACCATCCTGCCGGGAACTAGCAGCCCGCAGAGCAAGCAGCAACTCTTCATCGACTACCTCGACATGCACCGGAAGTCATGGGAGGCCGCGACGCGCAACCCGGTGGGCAAGCGCATCGTGGACATCATCCCGCAGTTCGTGCTCGGGCGCGGGGTGATCGGCTCGACCAAGCATCAGGAGGGCCAGAACGCATGGGATGACTTCTGGAAGCGCAACAAGATGCGCGCGAGGTCCCGCCTGATCCTCAAGGAACTGCTGATCTACGGCGAGGTCTTCCTCCGGTACTTCAAGCAGCGGGACGGGCTCGTGGTCCGCAGCCTCGACCCGAGCACGATCTGGGACATCGTGACCAACCCCGACGACATCGAGGACGTGAAGTACTACCATCAGCAGTACAGCATCCTCAACACCTCGCCGGTCCCGTGGGCCTCGACGACGCTCTTCCCCGGCACGCTCATCATCCGGCAGATCCCGGCCAAGGACATCGACCACTTCAAGATCAACTCGACCTCCTCGGAGAAGCGGGGCCGGTCGCAGTTGTACGCCATCCTCGGCTGGCTCCTCCGGTTCAAGGAGTTCGCCAACGACCGCGTGCTCCTCAACAAGATGCGCGCGATGTTCGCCCTCGATGTGGCCGTCAAGGGTGACGCCACCGACGTGGCCACGGCCGAGGCGCAGTTCTCGACGCCGCCCGGACCGGGGGCCGTGATGGTCCACAACGAGGCCGTCACCGTCGAGTACAAGAACGCGAACAACAACGCCAACGAGGCGAAGACCGACGCGGAGATGATCCTCAAGATCATCGCGGTCGGTGCGGGGGTCAGCCAGCAGTTCCTTGGGGTCACGGACTCGGCGACGCGGGCCGGCGCGCTCATTCAGACCGAGCCGGACGTGAAGAACTTCGAGATGTATCAGGAAGTCGTCGAGGACATGCTGATGGACACGTGGGAGCGTGTGAAGGCTTCCAAGGGCGTCCGGCAGTCCACCGTCATGGAGTTCACCTTCCCCGCGCTCGCGCAGGAGGACCGCAGCGCGAAGCTCAAGGACATCGCGTTTGCCGAGGCGATGGACTACTTCTCGAAGGAGCGGTCCGGCACGATGGCGGCGCGCGAGTTCAACATCACGACCTACAACTTCGAGACCGAGCAGACCAAGATCCGGGCCGAGCGCGGGAAGGATCCGGTCATGGCTCTCGGGATGCAGCAGATGCCGAAGGTCACGGCCGACCCGGCAGCGATGGGCGAGCAGCCGGGTCTCGGGGGTGACCTCGCGCCGGGCTCCGAGCCCGAGGCCCTCGCCGGCAGCCCGGAGCAGCCGCTCCCCAAGGGCTTCACGCCCGACAAGGGGCCGGTTACCCAGACGAGCGGGCAGATGGGCTTCTCGGCGAAGCGGCTCTCGGGCCGGGATCTGGCCAACACCAAGGCCACGCTCAACCGACCCGGCTTCGAGCGCGGGAAGGAGAAGCGGAAGATCAAGACGAACCAGTCGGAGGGCACGCCGTTGCGGGCGACCATGCCGCCCGAGCCCTACGGGATCCGGCTGCGCGAGACCGGCAACGGTCACGACTACTCGTCCACGCAGATCAACCTGCCGCCCAACGTGGCCACGGAGGTCAAGGCGCTCGCGGCGGTCATCCCCGACGATGTGCTCGCCGAGGACGGCCGTGAGGACCGGCCGCACGTGACGGTGAAGTACGGCCTGCACGGCAACGACCCGTCAACCATCAAGCCGGTACTCGCCAAGCAGCCGCCGGTCGCCTTCGTCCTCGGGAAGACCAAGGTCTTCGAGAAGGACGATTGTGATGTCGTCTACGTCGAGGTCAAGTCGCCGGGACTCGGCAAGCTGCACAAGGCCGTCTCGGAAGCCCTGCCGAACACCGAGACCTACCCGACCTACGTCCCGCATGTGACGGTCGCCTACGTGAAGAAGGGGGAGGGGCAGAAGTACGCCGGCAACGCCACGCTCGTGGGCACGAAGGTGGTCGCCAGCGAGGTGCTCTTCTCGCCGAAGGACGGCACGAAGATCAACCTCCCGCTCGGCAAGCCGCGCCACGTGTGGACCAAGGAGGCCCGCGCCAAGGCGCTTGAGGTCCGTCGGCAGAACGCGCTCAAGCGGAGGCAGTGAGATGGAAGAGCCTCAGCCGCCACCGCTGCTCCAGCAGAGTCTCTACGAGAAGATCGCGGAGCTTCAGCGTCGCGAGTTCGACCTGATGCGACGGATCAAGGCTCCGTACGAGGCCGTGCTCCGAAGCTGGCGGGATGAACTCGAACGGTCGTTCCTCCGGAACTTCGTCCTGCCGATGGGTCCGGAGGGGCGGCAGCAGGTGTGGAACCCGGCAGTGGTGGAACCTGTGACCGAGAGCCTCATCGAGCCGCTCGACGAGGCCATCACGGAGGTGGAGGACGACCTGCTCGACGGGCTCGAAGAGGAGGAAGACGATACGTACGAGTTCGGCCTCCTCTTCGGGCTCTGGGAGTTGTCCCTCGGGGGCGTCGATGTCGAGGACTACGAGATGCCCGAGGAGGGAAGCTACCGGGACCTCCTGCTCGCCGGGGCGTTCCTCGGCATCCCGCTGGCGGAGCGGCTCCGGGCATGGGGCGACACCTACGTGGACAAGTTCCGCCGCTCGCTCCGGGGCAGTGTCGTCTCTGGCTCGACCCTACCGTCCACCCTCTCGACCATCGACATCCTCATGAAGGGGCTGCCGGCTCAGGCCGCCTCGCTCGGGGCCAACGAGATCTTCCGGGCCTTCGTTCAGGGGGAGCGCAGGGTCTTCGAGGACTTCGGTGAGGACTGGCTCTGGGTGACGAGGGCCGACGAGCGGGTCTGCTCACGGTGCGCGCCGCTGCACATGACCATCACGACGCTCGTCCCGGTGGATGACACGCATCCCGACTGCCGGTGCTCGATTATCCCCGTGCCGGCGGGCTATACTCCAACGCCATCCTCCTTCGCTGCTTTCGCCCAGAGGTTCACCGCATGAAGGACCGTCCAGAAGTGCTTTGGCTCCACTCCGACCGGACCGGGTGTGGAACCTACCGCTGCTACGTGCCGGCACTCACACTTCAGGAGCGCGGTTTCGAGAACAACTTCCTGATGCACGACCAGTGCGTCCCTGCCAACAGGACCCAGTTGAACGGGATCGACCTCGTGGTCTTTCAGCGGGCGGTCGGGTCGCTCTTCCTCGAATGGGCGAAGGAGTGTCGGGCGAGGGACATCAAGGTCGTCTTCGAGATGGACGATGACCTCTTCCACATCCCGAAGAACAACCCGGCCTCGTGGTTCTGGCACAAGAAGGCCGTGCAGAAGCTCCTCCGGCAGATGCTCGATCTCTCAGACTGGATCATCGTCTCGACGCCTCCGTTGCGGGACGCTCTTGCCCACGAGACGGGTCGGAAGGACATCTCAGTCTGCTTCAACCACCTGCACCCAAGCGTATGGGGACCCGGTGCGGTGGACGATGTGCAGAAGTTCGAGAACTTCGGCAAGACCATCATCGGGTGGCAGGGCAGCAACACGCACGACGCCGACTTCAAGGTGGCGCTCCCCGCCCTCGCACGCATCCTCGCTGATTACCCGCACGTGATGATGCGCTTCTTCGGCAACGTGCCTCTGAGCGTGAAGGGCATCGTCCCTGAGACCCGCTTCCAGTGGGCGCGCGGCGTGCCGTTCGACCGCTACCCGGCGACACTGCGGTTCATGAACTTCGACATCGGCCTCGCGCCGGTCACGACCGCGAAGTTCAACCAGTCGAAGAGCAACCTGAAGTGGCTGGAGTACTGCTCGCTCGGTGTCCCGTGCGTCGCGGCGAACGTCTTCCCCTACGGGAAGACCGGCATCAGGCATGGAGAGACCGGCTTCCTCGCCGAGACGGAGGAGGAGTGGTACACTGCGCTTGCGGCATTGGTCGAGTCGGAGGACCTCCGCCGGCAGATCGGCGGACGGGCGCGTGACCATGCGTGGGA